ACGTAATAGCAGATTGCACAAAATTTTCTTCCCCAACGCTTCAAACTTTGTGCAAAATGTCAATAGACACAAAATATAGTGCCCACGCCCCATAGGGTAGGGGAGTAGGCACTATATAGGAACTATTACAAGATATTAAAGCATATCGAATGTAATTTCACAGTTGATTTGTTTACCTGTTGGCACAGGGGCTTGAATGATAACACTTGCGGTAGTATTATCATATGCAGCAGGTACTAGTGCGTTGTCGGTGGAATTATACAGATAAATATCTCTGTAAACGTTACCGGGGAGTTGTGCAAAAGGTATTTCACCAAACGCGGACGCAACAGAGAATTTTGTGCCTTTAGGGACATTATCGATGAAATAGCCGTGAATTGCAATATGCAAATTCCGGCCATCAAAAGACGCAAAACTTGCATCACCCCCGTTCGTAAAGTTGGTGGCTGTAAGTTTTGTAATGTTGTTAATCTTGGCTGTTGTGATGCTGCGGCACGTATTCTGGCCAAGGGTCCATGCGCTGATCTGTTGTTCATATTCGGCATATTGGAGATCAATATTGCCACAATCGGGCGATACATAAATGCCGATACGCTGACATTTTACATCATTTTTGTTTGTAGCAAGGATCGTGCCCCGAATATTGTAGCACCCTCCCAGTATTTGGATACCAATATTTGCCTCGGATCCTACAGGGACCTTAAATCCATTTGCATCGAGCAGTAGTCCGGAAAACACGATGTTGTTACTTGCTTGTTCGACAACTACTCCGTTAGCGTAGCTCTCCTGTACCTCTGTGTTACAAAATAGTTCACGTTTTGCGTAATACAAATGTAAAGCGATTGAGCCCGTAATGGTGTGCGTAGCATCATAAGATGCACGCCATCCGTTCATCTTAATCGCCAGGTTACACCATTTGTTTGCCTCGGTTTCGCACAAAACGCCATTATAGCAAAAAGTCACTACAATATTACATAATTCCGAATCAGAAAATTTTGCGTCGATTCCCAAATCGCAGGTATCCACAAAAGCGTTGATAATGGATACATATGCAATATATAAGCTCGAATTAATGCCAATGGACCACCCAGAGACGATAATGTCCCTGATAACACTATTGCGGCACTCCAGCGCATAGGAATCACCTTTGATCTTGCGATATTCTTCGTGATTTTGGTTTGCCGTGACCATCCATGTTTTGTTACGGATATAAATGCCGGATCCTGCCCCGTTGGGGACCCCTACTCCATAAAGCGCCAGCGATTCGATACGAATCGTAAAATAAATGTCATCGTATGTATTGGGGGCCTTGTATTCGAGGTCGTAAATAATTCCATTGCAGGCGGCGATCCATATAAGGGCGGTGTCGCGCATGTTCTCACCGATTATTCCACAACATCTTTTTATATATATGGTGTCCGACATATAATACGTTCCGCTTGGAAAATATACTGTTTTTCCGGCATCCAACAGCTGTTGTAGCGTCGATGTATTTTGTGCTGCTGCGCTCTTATCGTTTGCTTTAATACCTGCTCCCGGCGCCGACACATATGTCTGCATTTGATTGATGCTATTTTGCAGCTGTGTGTCGGCATCCTCCCGGGACTGTTTCTCGGTGTCGATGGCTGTCTGAAGGTCGCTGTCGGCATCCTCCCGGGTCTGTTTTTCAGTGTCGATGGCTGTCTGAAGGTCGCTGTCGGCATCCTCCCGGGTCTGTTTCTCGGTGTCGATGGCTGTCTGGAGGTCTCTGTCGGCATTCTCCCGGGCCGTCTGCTCTGCGCTTAAGCCATCATTAAACGCGGTAATAAGGTAGTGCAAAACTTCATTTGTGGAGCTGCTCACGCAGTTAGAGCCGGGCACGTATGCGTCACCGGCGGTCATTGCTTTTGTGACGCGCACCAGCGACCCATTGACCCAGACAAGATCGTTGACAGCTCTATCGGCTGTGGCGGTGGGGCTGTGGCCCTCATCGTCGGGAGTAATGGCCCGTTTCACATCGGCCCAAAGCTCATCGAAATTGCCAATTTTTGTCCAGAACTCGGTACGGTCCAGAGAGACACCGGACGGCACCGGCCGCACAGACAGATATGCGTTGCCATTGCTGTCCACAACCACGGTGTTTGCCTCATACTGGCTGGTAATGTCCCACTGGAGGGGGTCTGCATACTTGATTGTGGCCAAACTGACGAAATCCGTCAGTTTGGTGTTAAATTCGTTAAGCACTTCGATAATCCAATCAAGATTGAGATCATGGAAGTTGGTGTAGGGTGCTTTGTGAATAGGATTGATATTCATAAATACATCTCCTTAATATACCAGCAAACAAAAGTTTGCCCGGATGTCCATAACGATTTTTTGCACCGCATTTTCCATTGCAAGGGACAACTCTTTTGCAATGAGGTCTTGCGGGTCTCGCCCTGCCCGGCCCTTCTCGGTCACGGTATCTTTGTAGTTGTCGTGCGACTCCGAGGTGGTTGTCTGATCGGTGGTGGTCGTATCCGTACCGCTGCTGGTAATGGTGTTCCCAGTACCGAGGGCCGTAGTGCTCCTCTCTGCGGTTTGCAATGTCCCACTGTCAAAACCCGTGACATCCCGGGTAGTGCTGTCACTTCCGTTATTCTGGCCAGTGGTGGTCAGGTTCGGCACTCTGGTTGTCGTTCCCTTGACGCCGTTTGTGCCGGTGCCGGTCCTTGAGTGGTCGGCAGTTCTGGTTCGGTCATCCGATGCCAGTGTGTCGTATTCAAGGCACAGTGCCTCGGCGTACCGGGTCCAGCTCGGGAGCATGGTTTCAGAATAGACGCCCAGCGCCCTTCGCATTGTGGGGCCGTCTGCATATAGTACCTCTAATTCCAGCGTATCAAACAGTAATTGATTGCAGACAGCTTCTTTAGATACACTGTTTGGAACTTTCAAGTCTTCGAACAGCTCCGGGTATCCTGCCAACAACCCGTTAAAGCTCAAAGTCCCGTGCATCGTTGTTCACCTCCTGTGTATTAGTATCGGGCGGAAAACGCCAGTCAACCCACAAAGTAGACTTGTCAATCCCAAAGAGCTTGTGTACCCGTTCGCAACCACGCTGTAAGCTGTCCAACCAGAGCGACGCCTTAGCGGCTGTTTCGACGTTGTTCGAATTGACTTCGTCGGTTAACATCCGCTCTTTCTTGCTGGTATTCGTGTTCGGAATGCCAACTTCCGTATCGAACAGCGCTTTAATGGTTTTAAGGGCGGTAAGCAATTCGTTTGTGATGAAGTTCCCTTTAAGGTCGGTTGCAAAATACATCCAAGGGGCTTGCCCGGATGCCCCATTTTTGGGTGCTTTGAGCAAAGACGAATCAACGAATACCGCGGGGTCACCCTGCATGATCTGGTCAAACATCTTTTTAAAAGATTCTGCGCCGGCCTTGTTGCCGGCGGCAAACACATAGGCAAGGCGGCTATTGATTAAATTGCTCTGGATGGTCTGGGCAGCAAGGGCCATCATGTCCCCATAATAGGCCACAATATCCACCATGCCCCGATAATCGGGCTGTAAATTGATGATCTCGCACTGCCTCCCGATCTGCAAATATGGGGACCCTTTGATAAAAGGGTTTGCAATGATGGAGTGCGTAGGATTGTAAAAAATGTTAATGCCGGTCAGTCCCATTCTGTCATATACCAGGCCATAACGGTCAGTTTTAAACACCGTAACACCACCCGAGCCAAAGACAAGATACTGCAAGCGGTTACTGGGCCAGGTGTCGGGCAATGTCCATCGGACCATAGACACGGCCTCAAGAAACAGGTATTTGCGGAAATAATAGGATAAGCTGTTACCCTTGGTGTGCATCACAGAGGGAGTCACCGGCGACACATGGGCGTTAATCTGTTCGTAGCTGTAGGGAGCACTCACAACAGTCGACCTCCCTTTGCCATCTTAAACAGCAACCATACCGGCAATTTGCCAGTAGGCCACGGCCCGGGACCCGGGCCAGGGCCCCCGCCCGAGTCCCACTCTACATCCCATGTCCCCACCTGATTCGGGATTCTGATAATGCCGGACGGGTCCCTCAAGTTTCCGGCGGCGTCGGCATACTCCCAATGAGTGTGAATGCCCGTCGCGTAGCCGGTTTCGCCCTGCGTGCCGATGAACTGCCCCTTGGAGATTGTGTCGCCCACGTTCCAAATTTGCGAGGCAAAGTGTGCGGCTCGCCATGTCGTGCCGTCGGCCATCCGTACCTTAATCATGTTTCCCCACGACTGATCACCCGAGGTGCTGCCGTTCCAGTGCTGGGCCACGACCACAACGCCCGCCTCGGGCGCATAGGCTTTATGATCTCCGTGGACTGTGTCAATGCCCCTGTGGGGGCTGCCGTCAGAGTATGCCGGATACCCGGCGGTCACTCTGATCGGCGACACGTCAGTAATACACTGTTTATATACTGCCATTGTTTACGCCTCCTACTCTAAAAAGAATCCATTTTTCATATAGCTTTTAACGCTGTCAATTTCGGCAGCAGTTGCGGGCAACGCAATGTCGGGGTCGTCTACCATGATAAACCCTGGGATACTGAACAGCTGCACGCGCTGGCAAAGGGGCCTGCCGTGGTCCTCGTTGTTGTCGTCAACAAGATCATAAAACGCCCCCGTTAAATATGGCCTTATTCCATATTTGGCAACGCTCGCCCCTCCGCCTTTAGATTGACTTGTAACTGTCATTTGCTGGGCACCAGATGCAATACCGTTGGCAACATCGCCACCGCCAAAAAAGGATTCAATACCGCCAGCAATGGCACCCACGGCGGTTTGAACCAGTCCGCCAAGGCTTGCCAATTCATTTACATTGGTAGCAATCTGCGCCAGCGGCACGGGTACCGAGACATTGCCTGATGTGGAAAAGAAAATAGTATTGAAATCTTTATTAAATGACAAGTCCAGTATTGCGTCGCCGGTGCGATAATCGACAGTTAATCTACAATACAACGTGCTTTGCAACACGAACAGGTTAGCATTTAATTTAATCTCCCCAAATGGAGGACAATATAATGTGTACTCGGAATAGGGTGCTCCGTCTGTATAGACGCCCCTTGTAATGTGTTGCGGATGATGTGGGGTGGAGATGCTGAACGTGAAAACGTTTTTATCATTGTTATTCTGAATGACGTAGGCATTCCCGATATTCCGCATTTTCCACCACCCGACGGGAATTTCATTGATGGGGGTACCGATAGCGGTATTACCGCAGGGTATCCAAAACGCTTTTAAAATGTACTGAATAGGATTGAACAATGCTTTAGTTAAGTTGCTGCTGATCTCTTCGGCGCTAATATCCAGATAATCAGTATTTTGCAAAAGTGCTGCCATAAGCTTTTGGAATGTTGTGCTGCTCATTGCAAAATAAATTGCACCACCAAAGGACACATACCCGGGGGCATTGACCACGACAACGAAAAAACCTTGACTGCCACTTTCTGGGTCATCCGTAAACGGTGTCGAAGTTGCATGGATGGTTCTAGTGGTGAGTGTCGCTTTAGTAGGATACAAATTATCTACAATTTTAGGGTCATACTTAGCGGACGACCTCACCACATACTCCGTACTATTGCCGATTTGGTCGCGATAGCTTGCAAGAGTGTCAACAGTCAGCGAGGCATTCCAGAGCCCATCCAAATATGTCCAGTTCTTAACCCAGTAATACCGGTTAAATGTGGGAAGGTAGCAATAATTGTACCCGGTAGGGTCGCTCTGTGTTGCAATTTTGATCTCGGGGTCTATGATATTGCAAGGGGCTTTAAGGTCAATTCCGAACCCCTGCCCACCGCTGGGCCGCTTTGTGCTGTTTGTGCGCTTTGCAAACTGATAAAAGGTAGCTTGCATTTTGCACCTCCTATAAAATAACCGGCGGGCAGATGCCCGCCGGTGCCGGTCAGGACTTCGAGGGGTCCGCGTCCTTGTGCGTGGTGGTTTTAAGAGTGGAGGCTCTGGCTGCGGCGACCGTGCCGGGCGCGGTGACGTCTCCGGAGGTCATCAGGAACAGAACAGCGTTCTCGGTGAAGTCATCGTACCACGACCACCCGTAGTGATACCAGAAGTTCGTATACAGGCCACGGGCGTTCATGGGAGTCGGGACCACGCGAGACAGCTTTGGAGTGTAGCCGATGGCGTCCCAGTCCAGCAGACATCCGAACACATTGGAGAGCTGCACCGCTTCATTCTTGGATGCCACACCGGCGGCAGTGGTCACAACAGGTGTTGCGGAGATGGTCTCGCGATTGTCGAGGCTTTGCCAGAACGTGACCTGTTCGGCGTCGCGGTATTTCAGCATATTGTCATGGAACACCTCGGGAATCACGCGGGCATCGATCTGGCTCTGTGTCCCACTGTACAGGTAAAGGTGCTGACGATCATACGGCGTGTGGCGCATGATGCTGTACGTCGTGCTGTCAATCGTCCAGTTCTGGTGCCACTTGATGGAGCGCTCTTTCATCAGGCGGGAAATGTCGTTAATACGGCCATAGGCGTACTTTGCAAACCCCGGGAAGTTAGCTTCTTTGTAGACGTCCTGCACCGACAGTTCGGTGCCCTGCTGGGCGTTGTACTCATCGAGCAGATAAACAACGCTGCTCGGGTTGGTCACCGTCATGCCGGTCAGGTGGTTTGCCATCAGGTTGTTTGCGAGGTTGCGCCGGTCGGCCTCGATCTGGTTCGACAGGTGCAGCACGAAGGACGACCAGAACTGCGCCAGTTCCTCGGGCCCCTTAAAGGCCGCTTCCATCTGGGTGTCTGCCTGGGTGTACACGCGGCTGTAATTGGTCTGACCATAGTAGTTTGTCTGAAGGACTTGGGGCTTGTGGACTTCGTACATATCCACGCTCTGGCCGTTTTGCAGCGCCCACGCCCTGTCAGTGACGGGGTCAGTGTCGCAGAAATTGATCTTCCGCACATGGTTCGACCAGTCGTCGCCCGTGACCTGCAAGCGCTTGAGCGGCGCATCGTAGGGACGCACGGCAAAGATGGTACGGCCCAGCACCTGACTAATCGCTTTTGTGTAATTGTCGGGACCGGTCAGCAAAGTGGCCTGTGCCACAGAAACGAAACTGGACGTGTCCACGATGGGAGATGCAGTTTTCTGGCCCGTGGCCATTTTGTTGATCTCCGCCAAAATTGCGGCAATATCCGCAAAATCCATACCAAGCGGCATATTACTTTACCTCCGTTCCATAGGTCGGGTCGATAATTCGGGCCGTCACAGTGGCAGCATCTGCCGTCGGCTTCTGCTGGATGCCAAGGCCCAGCGCGTTCGCCTGCAAAGTCTGGGTCATAGTCTGCATTGCTTGCGCGGTAGTCTGCTGACCCTGCAAAAGCTGCTGCAGCAGGGTCTCAAGGCCATCGTACTGCGGCGCGGGCTGCGGGACGGGCTGCGGTGCGGGCTGCTCCATAGCTTCAATTTCTGCTTTGGTGTATCCGGCCATTGCGAGGGCCGCTTTTTCACTGATTTTCAACTTTAGTTGCCTCCATTACAACATATGTGTCATGCCCCAGACACTTAACGACAAGGTCTTTGTCTCCTTTGGTGACTGGGCCCACTGCGCAGCACTGCCGTGTGTGGTCGGCGTTGGCCCAGTCGCTATAATAGGCAATGCCCAAACGAGCGCACAAATCAGCCAGCAGGCACGCGCGTACGTTTGTGATAGATTGGGCAAAAATGATATAACAACCCATTGGTTAACTCTCCTTCTTGATGTCGTCCAGAGCAAGCCGCATCTCGGTGATAGCCGCGGTATTCTCCTTAACTACAGTGTTGCACTGATACCACATCAGCAGAAAAGCAGCGATAGGAAACCCCACGTTAGAAATAGCCTGAATCACAGTATTGGCATCCATTTTGCACACCTCCTTACAGATACAAATAAATCCCCGGTTCTCGCGCTGGCTGACGCTTGCCCGCCCCTTCTGGGGGCTGCCTGTGGGCACCGGGGATTATCTTTAATATATATTAACTGTGTAAAAAAGTCAAGTACCGCAATACTCACGGAAGAAAATTTCATCCGAGTACCGCTCAAATTCTAGTTGCCGCTGCAAGTACGCGGGCCAGATGTACCCATACGCGGCCCTGAAACGTTTTCGCTCATAGTCGCCAGTGCCATAGGTGGGCATCTCGCCAGACCTGTGGCGGCATACATAATATAGCGGCTTGCTTTTGTGCTCATAGATGCAGCACCGGCCAATTTGTACAAGCGGGTAGTATTCACGCAGGGGCCGGGACACAACCATACTCTTTTCTTCGGCGCTGTACTGATTCTCGATAGCTGATCTGTAAAAATCTGTGCCGGTCATGGACCTATAGAGGGCCGTATTTGCTTTTTCCTTTGCAATAGGGCTATCCACAAGATCAATCAAAAGAATGCCTTTATCAGCAAGCAGCTTTACGCGCTCTTTCTTGCCGATCATCTTTTCTACTGTGTCGGTGATCTCCCATTGCATATAATAGGGGTTTGCCATGCCAACAGCGTTTGACATGCACAACAGCGTCAAGGGCTTTTGCCCTTGTAGTTCGCGGTTACGGTTGACTGTTTCATAAATGTTGGCAAGGCCCACGCCCTCACCGCGTCGGTAATAGTCGGATTCTTCTTTCTGGTATTCGTCCAGAATGATTATATTAGTATGAGGACTTGAAAAACCACGGGTGCGGGCAAGAGTGACCACACTACCCACTACGCCCGGCATCTTGGCTGGTTTAATGGGCGCTCCTGTATCCGTGTAGGCTCCTGCGTTGCCCACTTCATATAGTCCCGCTATCTTGGGCAATTTGAACGGGGCGTAATGCGTTTGTAAATCGTCGTTCAACGGAGACCACGGCCACATACTGGGTGACGCACAAATAAGTTCCGCCTGCTGTGGCGTGCGACGCAAATACAGAAATTCCTCCCCGGTCTGGTGGACGTGCTTTAGCGCTCCATAGGTCTTGCCGGTACCACGTCCGCCCCATATAAAAATGATGGGTGCTCCGGTGGACAAGATGCCGTCATCCTCGGAGAAATTGGGCCAACCGTCTTCGGTGTAAAGTTTAATCATCTTGTCCCCCCCTAAAAACACATACCATGGAAGGGAATGGAGCACTGTTTCTGCTTCCTCCAAACTTTAGTCTTCCTCTAACAAAACGGATCTCCGCTCTCCGGTAAATATAATCGTGGAACCATGCGGTGTCGGTTCTAGCGGGCAGCATCACCACAAGGGCTCCGGTCTGTGCGCTCATATACGCTTTTTTGACCCACTGGCCAACCTGTCTGCCATACGGCGGATTGCACCAAACGCGCCCATTCCACGGCATGCTTAGGCCGTCTTGCTCTGGAGAATAAAAGTTTATACACTTGGCATTCTCTGGTGTCGCACAAGCGTCTAATGTGAAATCGAACTCCCGGTTTAGCTTGTCGAAAAATTCTTGTGGAGTTTCCCACAGTCCCGTTTTGCTTGTAAACAATGCGTTGTTCATTATGTAACCTCCATGATCTTATACCCGAGTATCTTTGCATACTCGTCCGTGATGCCGAGTGTATAGGTATTATCACAAATACACAAATTGCGGGTGATGTGGACTGTATGTCCATCTACCACAATATCCGGCACGTTTGGACGATCATTATAAATAACCTGATTTCCGGCGGCAAGACAAAAAGTGAACCCGGGCTTGAATACCTCAAAACCACCCCACAGGGCCAGCTCTAAACCGCCTTTTCGCTTGCTGACTCCTGCTATAGTGGTAGTGATCGGCCCGCCTTTTTTATAGGTAGTTGCGTATTTTTTTGCGCCCCACGTCATAAACTCCGCATAGCTGCGCTCCTGCTCATAGACGCCCATATAATGAGTGTTGCCTTTTGGGTCGGTGGCACATGCGCCGTTATCTTCTGCAAGTTGTTTCACTGCTTTGTTAAAGTCCGACAAATCAATATTGCCCATGTATTTTACACTGTCTGTATCGCAGTACACGCCATTCTTGCCCGCGGCCCATTGCGCTATTTTTAGGCGCTTGCGCGTGTGGGCAGTCGTCCACACGCCCCATTGGTACGGTAGGAACAAGTGTGGGCGGTGATCGTTATAACTGCCCTCTGGGTCGTCGGTGCATTCGCTCCAGAGATTGTCGGGGTCGTCCTCGTCAAAAAGTGTGTCCAGCTGCAGGGGGTCTTGTGCGGTCATACCATAATAGCTATTTAGATCGCCCTTGGCCTTAACATAATACAAATCTTGACCGGCTACACCTTTAAGGGATGTTTTGCCGGTATAGCTTTCTTTTACACAGTCCGTCAACGGTTTAGGCAATTTGCCATAATCGGACGTGTACAGGTCCAAAACGTTAAGGGCATCCCAGTCATATTCTTTTGCAATGATTCTAAAATCTATATCGGTTATGGTAATCTCGAAATGTTCAGCAGACAACAAACGGCCATTGTCGTTAGTGTATCCTTCACAGTGCCGAACCTTCGCAAGAGGGATATATGGAAAACCCCACCACTTGAAACGTTGGCGCAAACCTTTTACTTGCAATCGCATCAAACACGCCTTGCCGTGCCGCATACATTGCATCAGCCGCCCGACGGTGGCTGGCTCCTGCCTAAATGGAGTCATCGGAAAATAGCATTCGCATTGTACCGCGGGATATGCGCTAGACATATCCACAGAACCGACATTTTCCAGATGGAGCCCAACATAATACCGGTTGGCGTGGGTGTCACCGCCTCGGAATGCCTCACGAAGCATTTGATATAGTTCCCACGACGGCAGTAAACGCTTAACCCGTTTAATGCCCCATTTGTACATAGCTTCACGGGCCATCCGTCTGACATAGCCGGTACGAGTTAATGGTAACGTATACAGGTCGTCGCCGTCTCGCTTCATCTCAATTAACAAGCACTCTACAATACACCGGACATCATTGACACAATACGCTAATTCTGTAGATGTCAGGGGAGTCCAGGGATACCGCACTTTTGAATAATTGAGTGTACCGGTCAATTTGGCATGTGGGGCCCCCAGCTGCTTGCCCCAAGCATCAAGTGACAAGTTGCTGTGACGCATACTGCAACGATATTCAATAGCGCGGTTGTCGCATTTTAAGACCCTGCGAGGCTTGCTGGCGAACACATCACCCGGGCCAAAATCCAGAACACCCGACAAATATTGAAATTCGTGTGCAAGATTGTGAACATACATACACAAATACCAATCACCCATCGGCCCGCTGTTCGCTTGCAAGTAATCGCTGATTGCCCCCGTAAAGTTTAGCCATTCGTCCCACGTCCTGCCGATAATGGTGATATCCAAACCTAGTTGACATTGCCATATATACATAATGGTGTGGGGGTTGTCGTCGGCGTCAATACATACTCGGCTAGTCTCAATATCAAACGCACAAGGCATATCTACATACAATCGTTTTTTGTTTGTTTTGCGCTTTTTGCCTTTTGTGTGCTTTCTGTCCAGATGCTCCATAAGCCAGGGAACCGGGTTATAACTACAAGCCTCCTCCAAAACCTCCGCGCAGGTCGGCGGAGCTGCTGCCGTCGCTGTAGTCCCACTCTTTACCATAGTTGACCTCACCTTGCTGCCACTTTGCAAAATCGTCGATACTGACGTTGTAGCCGCCTTTCTCGCGCCAGTACATGACCGGTTGGTCAGACGGATAGTAGTACACGCCCGACGCTTTAACGATCTCCCACCATTCCGATAGGGCCGTGTATTGATCTTTGGGCACGTCTGCTATGTCAATACCACCGACTTTCATTTTGCGCTCAAATTCGGCACGCGCACCGCCAACGGTGGAGCCTTTGGAGCGCACAAAACGCGCTACATCCGCTAGGGCTTGCTCCAACGCTTTTCGGTCTCCGCGCATTGCCTTTAGAGTCGGAAAACCTCCGGCAAATTCTTTATAAACATCGCTGGTGCCGCTGATGGGGTCTTTTGATAAGCGCTTAATACGTTTTTGTGCAATGTCACGCAATCGGGTATACTCTTTGCGCATTTGATTATCGGGCCAAGACTCCAAGGCATAGGGGGTGTACAGCTCGGAACTGTATTTGAGGGTCGCGCTTGCTTTAGCTGCGCCTACTGCCATGCTTCTGTCTCTCCTTCCTATCTAAGATCATATAATACCAGTCCAGAGGGTCCATTTCAATGCCGAGACCGTTAAAGATGATTTCTGCCCATTCGGAACGGAAAAATTTAACATCTTTGTTTGTGACTCCACTGTATACAATAGCCGATGCAAGATATATCATGGAGTCGTCACAGTTCAGCAAGGATACTCTGTTATCTTTACTTTTCATGGGGCCTCCTATAATAAATAAGGCCGCC